ATTTTAGAACGGGCCGGCGCATGGTATAAGTATAATGGCAACAATATTGGTCAAGGTGAAATAAATGCTTTGGCTTTTTTAAGAGAAAATGAAATTGTGTTTAATGAAATACGTGATTGCATTATAATTGCGTTAGGGTTAAATGTGTACTATGAGCAAAATAGCTGACGACGTACATAGTGTGCTCAAACAATTGTTCCCTTATGATGATGTGGTGTCTGAACATTATGTCTATTATAAGGGAACACGCTTATTTTTTGATTTTTATTTAAGGAAACTAAGTATATTATTTGAAGTTCAGGGCGCACAGCACACTAAATACATACGCCATTTTCATGGTAGTGTTGAAATGTTTAGGGAGCAGAAGCGTAGAGATAATCTTAAATTAGAGTACGTAGCCAACACACCGCCCTTGACATTAGTATACTTTTATGATAAACTGGATAAAATAACAAAAGAGTTAGTAATGCAACGTATATATAAAGCACAGCAGGGGGTAACTAAATGAGTAATATTATAATCCCAGGAGATGTAAATCCATTAAAACGTGGTAAAGACTGTGAAGACTTCGTACCTCTAGATGACGGTAGTCGTTCAGGGGATGCCAAATACTGTGATAAAAGTTTTGATTGTAGACAAATTGGTATGAAGTCTGATCGAGCTGAGATAGTAGATTTGAAATCAGGCAAAGTAACTTCTATTGATTACCTATGTCAAGGGATATATCATAAAATGGGTGAAATGGACCCAGATGAACTTGCAAAATAACTTAGGATAATTCTTTTATGCAAAAAGATTTAAATGCCTCAACCCATATTAATGTAGATAAAGATTTTATAGATAGTATTTTTGCCTATAATGTACGTAATTTAGAAATTACTGATAGTCTTATATTAAGTCAATATGTTATAGCTTTGTCACAATACTTAATATATTTTAAAAGCAAACTAAATGAAAATAAAGTTGAGATTCGCCGAAAGCAGCGTTTTATTGATAACACTATTAATCAGCTCTTAACAAAGGAATTAATAAAAGAATACAAGACTAAGAAAGATGCCTCCGCTTATTTAATAGATAACACCGAAAATTTATATAAAATACAGGTTGAAATGGATGATCTTAAAGATCAAGAATTTTTATTGGATGGTGTTGATAAAACAATATCTGAATTAATAGCTTCATTCAAAAGAGAACTAACCCGTCGGGAGAACGAACAATGGCAGACACGCAAGGAAAGATGATGAGTTTACACGCCGCCAAAGAACATTTTTGTTCTTATATGGATGAGCGCATTTTATTGTCATTGGCTATGAACAACATAGACTGTTTATATACATTAGAGTCCCGTTTAGATAAAACAGATTTTCTTAGTCCTGAACATTCTACCCTATACACTATATTAAGATATATGGTTAGTAGTATGGATATAAAATCCTTTGATATTCCTGCTGTCATTGATTGTGCTAAAAATAATCAAGCATTAGACATGCTTGGTGGTAGTAAATACTTATATGCGTTACATAGTATGGCTTTAAATCCTCAGAATTTAAATGCGCATATAGAAAAAGTTCTAGACGCTAGCGGTAAATACAAACTATATAGCAGTGTATGTCATGCTAACGATTTACTGATGGCTAATAATTCTCTGGCTGTAGATCTTGTAGCTAAAATTGAGGCTGATATTTTAGACTTAGTAACAGGTCCTTCATTAAATGAACCACATGATTTAGCCGAAGGTGTGGTAGATTTCCTAGCAGATCGTAAAGAAAATCCTGTAACTCAAACTGGTTTAAGTACAGGCTTTCCCATTTTGGATAGACAGATCGATGGTTTAACTAATGGTGCTCTGCATGTGATCGCGGCTAGAAAGAAGATGGGTAAAAGTGCTTTTTTAGCCGCCATAGCCAGATATGTTGCTTTTACTTTAAAATTACCTGTCTTATATGTGGACACGGAGTTATCTTTTGAAGAATGGCGTACACGTAATATAGCAGGGCTTTCAAGGGTGGAAGAGCGTAAAATAAAACATGGTAGTTGGAATGACTCGGAAGGCATGTTATTGGACAAAGCTGGTCGTATCATGGAAAAGAATAAATTATTTCATGTATACATGCCTGGGTATAGCGTTGATAAGCTTATAGCCTTATATAAAAAATTTAAATTAAAGCACAATATAGCTCTGGCAATTTTTGACTACATAAAAGAACCTGACTTAAAAAGCGTTAATGGGGAGCGTAAAGAGTATCAAATACTTGGTGATGTAACAACCAAATTAAAGGATATGGCCGGGCAGCTTAACATACCAGTGTTAACCGCAGTGCAATTAAACAGAGCTGCCGATATAGCAGACAGTGATAAAATAGCACGTTACGCCGATATTGTAGCCTATTGGGACATGAGGGATCAAAAAATATTAGAACAGGAAAAAATTGAATTTGGCGAAGACAAAACTCGTGGTAATTTTAAATTGGTCATTAAAGATACGCGAAGAGGCGGCGCCACCCCTGATGAAGGTATAACATACTTCTTTAAAAAACAAAATCTTGTAATTACAGAGACCTTAGCTCCTATGCAGCCAGTAGACTACACAAAAAATATAGTTAACTTTGGTTCAACCACCACAGGAAATATAAATGACGACGACACACTCGTTTGAAAATAGTTTTAAAGATAAATTGCAGTATATTAAAGCAACAGTTGATCCACAATTTTTATTAGAACATTTAGGATTTAAAGTATTTAATAAAAATAGACATGAGCTACGCTGTGCCTGTAAAGTCCATGGTGGGGACAATGAAACTTCTTTTAGATTTAATCTGGAAACACGTACCTGGGTATGTTTTAGTCATAAATGTCATGATATTTATGGTAATGATATTATAGGCTTAATTAAAGCAACCAACGGCTGTAATTTTATGGCCGCGGTAGAGTATTTAAAAAATATGGTTGGTGGTATTGATGACTTTGATACTAAAATAGTTGCTTATAAATACCGTAAGCAGCGAGAAGATCACACAGCAACTTTTTTTCCAGAAAGACATGTGCCTGCTATTGTATCCGAAAGTAACTTATTAAAATTTAAACAATTCAGATCTGATCGTTTCATAAAAGACGGTTTTAAACAAGAAACATTGGATTATTTTGAAATAGCAGGTGGCTATACTGATAAGAATGATCCGTATATAAGAGACATAATTCCTATCAGAGATTCTGATGGTTACCTTGTAGCTTATAGTCTTAGAGATATACGTGATGACGTTAGCGACAATAAGAAAAAATATAGGTTAACACCAGACTTTGATAAGGACAGTGTTTTATATAATTTAAACAATATTAAAGATTTATTGTTAATTAAACCTTTAATACTGGTTGAAGGTTTCAAAAGTGTTTGGCGTCTGTATGAGTATGGTATTCATAATGTAGCCGCTGTTATAGGATCTAGCGTTACTATTGGTCAATTAAATCTTATTATGTCTTTTGCTTACCAAGGCTGCGTGTTATTTTTTGATAATGACCCTGCGGGTATTCTATGTACTTCTAAGGCCTGTGAAGATTTAAATGGTAAAATAAAAGTCATCCCTCAATTTATAACAGAAATTGACGAAAAAGGTAAAGGGTTAGATCCATCAGATCTTACAAAAGAACAAGTACACACTTATTTAAATGGGTTATTTTAATGGATGCTTATATTGGGGAAAATTTTGTTAGTTTGGTGGGTAAGATAACTAAACCTAATTTTAAAGAATTAGACAATAATAACTTTATGTTTAAAGCCTCTTTGGCACTACCAGCAGCGGATAGCCCAGGTTATCAGTATATAAAAATCTGTGCTTGGGGTAGCATGGCTGAGGCTTTAAATGAAGTAGTGCCAAAAACGTTTGTAAAGATACATGGTCACATTGAAGAAAGTAGTTATAATGGACAATGTAGGCATTGTGGTGGTTTTGACAAGAAGTATTGGACAGAAGTTATAGTAGATAATTTTATAGTATTAAAAGGAGATTAATATGGTAAATAGATTAGATGTAGATCCCATATCTTTGGTAGATTGGGCGGTAGAATCAAAACAAGTGGGTACGCCTACAATAGCTTTATTACCGGCAAGAAATTACTATTTCAAAGTTTATGGTAAGCATAAAATAACCATACCACGTAAAGGCAGTTATTATGAATTAGCACCAGATTTTTTTTCTGAATCTGATGGGGAATTTAATTTATTGGATGAAAAAAACGCTGTTATGTATCTACCAGCGATATCAAAAGTCCTTTTTGCTACGGCACAATATCCCGATCTAAAAGAAGGTGAATTGTTTGCGCCAATAGCTTTAAAATTTAATGAGAGCACCGTGGATATTTATGGGCAAATTATCAGTATGTTAGCACCTACAGGAGGGGATCAATTATGAGTTGTGTTAAATGCAATTATACAGGAGAAACAGTTTTTTTTAAAGAGGAGTATCCGTGTAAATGTGGTGATACTGTTATTGTTGACTACAATATATGTCCGGAATGTGGTAGTTTCTGGCGTAATTGCGGCGACACTCTTTTAGATGAGGTTGACATTATTGCTGATGTCGAATTAAGAGACATGATGCTGGCAATAGAAGGTATTGAAACCCTTTTAGGATTAGATGAAGATATCCCAACCAACACCATGGCGGATTGTATAACTCGTTGTGTAAAATGTAATTCTGTTTCTTATAAAATGACTGAAAATAAATATAAATGTCCTGTTTGCTCTACTGAATGGGAGGTATTAGCAGGTGTCTAATCATTACAAAATATTAGGTGTTTCTAATGGAGCGACTACGGATGAAATTAAAAAAGCCTACCGTAAATTAGCTAAGTTACATCATCCTGATAAGAATCAAAATGACCCCACAGCAGAGGAAAATTTTAAGCGTATAAACGAAGCTTATGAGATTTTATCAGATGAAAATAAACGACGTAATTACGACAATTC